CAGCACAATGAAAATAATCAAGATGGAACATTCACAGCCGGCCCATAATAGTAAAGGAGTAATAATGAGTAGTCACACAGTGCCGCTAGATGTCTAGTAGAACAAAATTTAGAGTCAATAATGATGCAAACAGTATAAAGGACAAGGAAAATAAAAATGGCAGAAGATAATACAGGTAAGATGGAAGTAGCAGTCAGAATCTTAGGTAACGAGCTAGTAGCACTAAAGATGACTGTAGATGACTTTAAGATTAAATGGTTAATTTATGGAGTAATTACTATCGTAGCACTAGGTTGGGCCGCAAGTAGCTTTGGACCTTCATTGTTTGAGATGGTTGGATCGAGTAACTAATGTGGCAACGGTTTCGCAAATGGTTAAACATAGACCATATTGTGGATCTATCTGTTGACTTATTTTTACTACTGATTGAAGTTGTATCATCACCGATATTAATAGTGATGCGATTACTGAGATGGACTGTGGGAAAATATATATTGGACGGGTTAAAGAGTAAAATAAAAAAATTAATATATTGGACAATGGAAAAACATCCAGTACTACAAATTTGGATATGGACGCTTACAATATGTGTAACAGCATGTATACTTGTATTAATATGGATCTTTGGACAGGCGTTTGGAGAATTTGTAATGGAAGAATGGGGTCAAGGTTGGGGGAGTAACTTATAATGGAACCAAATGAAACAGAAAGAACTGCTATAGAGTTTAGCGCAGATGGCACAGTCGAAACTATCACAGTTGATCCATCTTCTATGGGCGATGTGCAAGCAGGTATAGAGTTTATATATCATATGCGAGAACACATATTAGATGTAGGAGTAGCAACAGTGTATTTGTTTGTATGTTATGCTGCTTACCTATTATTAAAAAAATATATAAAATAAGGAAAAAATATGAGCACTCTTATTGAAATAACACAACAGGACAAAGCCTTGCTATCGTTGATTGCAGCAGGAGAATCAACTGGTGTTCGAGGCGATCCTTATACAGCACTTTGGCCAAGTTCAACAGAGCCTAGTTTAATTCGTATGTCTCTTGCACAGGTTACACAATTTCAACGTTCAAGAATCAGAGCAGGTTTTAAATCTACAGCATGTGGTCGTTATCAATTTATAAAAGATACACTACTAGATGTAGTTAAGATTTCAAAGCTTGATAGTCAAAGAACAATTTTTGCTCCTGATATACAAGATTATTTAATTTTATTAAGATTAAAGTCAATACGTAGATTGGATAAATGGAAAGCTGGATCTTTGATACGCAAAGGAAATACCTATTCAGCTCAAGAAAATTCTGCTAATTTCCAGTTACATCTTGCGAAAGAATTTGCAAGTGTTCCGGTGCCTTTTAGAGTTCAAGGTCACCGCGGCGCTATGGTAGCAAAAGGACGAAGTTATTATGCAGGCGATGGCCTTAATGCAGCACACGGAAAAGCAGATACATTTTTAGCTGGATTAATTGATATTAAAAACGGCGGAACTGGAGAAGTTACCAAAGTTGATATTGCTAATGCAGCATCATATTTGCCCGAAGGCTTTTCTCCAGTAACACAAGCCCAAATTCAATCAATGGGCGGTGTAAGTCGAAGAGGACAAAAGCATCAAAATATGCCAGGACCTAAAGGATCATTACCTTCACCAGGAAATCCATATGGTTATAATGTAATCAGTCCACTTGATGATAGATATGATTTTCGCGTAGGAGAAAAAATAAAAGATATCTTGATTAATGGTACCGGACCACAGTCGTTACAAGCAGGCACAGTAGCAACTGATAATACTGGTGTATCCGATCTAACAGAAACTCAAGCAGCTGATTTAGTTAAAAAATTAGAAGTTACCGGAGGACTGTCAGGAACTGATGCAATAGATGCAGCAGCTGGAAGATTTTCATCACAAAATGAAACAGTAGCATATAGTTCGGCGCAAATACCAGATGAACTTATAACACAATCATTTAGCAACACGTCTAAAGCAATTTCAGGTGCTGCTTCGGCTATATCTTCAAGGGTACCTGATTCAATTTCAGGTGCTGCGTCCTCAGTGTCGTCGATTGTTTCATCAAGTACAAGTTCTGCTGTATCTTCAAACATATCTAATGCTGCCTCGTCAGTTACTTCAAAAATTAAGTCACTATCGGATCCTACTTCATTGCTATCAAATAAATTATCTGGAGGAATAGCAGTTACTCAAGCTGCTAGTGAATTAGCTAAACTAGCACCATTTAATGTAATTAATTTAGAAGATAATGATCTAAAACAACTGGCTAGTTCTGCACAAGACATACTTGATAATAATAAAGATAAGATTGAAAAATTTGTAAGTTTAGCAAAAGTAGAAACAAAAGGACTAATTGCAACAGCTGAAGAGTTAGAAAAAACTATAAAAAGTCTAAAAATATAAGGTAAATATAGAATGAGTACATTAGAAAAAAACTTATATAAATTGGTTCAAGTTGAACCAGTTTCACCGATTAACAAACCTATTGCTAATAGGTCATATCGAGGTCTAAGTACTGTTGATGAAAATAAAGAATTTAAAAAATTTGATGTTGCAATAATAAAACAAGACATATTAAACCACTTATATATTCGAATAGGTGAAAAGTTAGAAAATCCAGAATTTGGAAACATAATATGGGATGTATTATATGAGCCATTTACTGATACGCTAAAGCAGTCTATTATACAAAATCTAACAGAAATTGTAGGATCAGATCCCCGAGTAACTGTTGATGCTATTAATGTTGATTCATACGAGTCTGGAATACAAGTTGAGTTTGAAGTAACATATTTAGAATATAATATTAGTGAATTTTTACAGTTAGAATTTGATAGAGACAATGGGTTAATTTAAACACGCACTTTTCTAATACACATAAATACTGTATAATTAAGGAAAGCGCACATGTCCTCAACTGACAGACAAACTAGACTATTAGCAGCCGAAGACTGGAAACGAGTCTATCAAAGTTTTAAATTTGCTGATTTTAAAAGCTATGATTTTGATAATCTAAGAAGAACTATGATTGATTATCTTCGTACTAACTATCCTGAAGATTTTAATGATTATATTGAAAGTTCAGAATATCTAGCACTAATTGATATGGTGGCTTTTCTTGGACAAAATATTAGTTTCCGTGTTGATCTTAATGCTAGAGAAAACTTTATTGAATTAGCTGAACGTAGAGAAAGTGTACTACGCTTAGCCAGACTGTTATCTTATAGTCCAAAAAGAAATCAAGCAGCTAAAGGATTATTAAAATTTACAAGTATATCTACTACAGAAAATGTAGTTGATTCAAATTCTAATAATTTAAGTGGCAGATCAATTGTATGGAACGATCCAACAAATCGAGACTGGTTTGAACAATTTGTTCGTGTATTAAATGCAGCAATGATGACACAAAATAAATTTGGACAGCCGATGGAATTTGCTAATGTAGCTAATATTCCTACAGAGAAATATGCATTTAATCTAGCACAGGTTGGAATTCCGGTTTATGGATTTAGCAAAGCAGTAAGCAGTCAGTCTTTGGATTTTGAAGTAGTAAGTACTGGAATCAACGACTTGGAAATCATTGAGTCGGCGCCTACATTATCCAGCAGTATGAATTTTTTGTATAGAGATAATGGCCAAGGTGCTGCTAGTTCTAATACAGGATTCTTTCTTAATTTTGTACAAGGACAATTACAAAGAGGAGAATTTGTAATTGATAATCCAGTGCCAAACCAAAGAGTTGATATTGATGCTGAAAATATAAATCAATCAGATATATGGCTATACAAGCTAGATTCCAATGGTAATGAACAAGAATTATGGACACAAGTTGAAGCTGTTGAAGGAAATAATGTTGTTTATAATAGTTTAAACAAAGGAATAAAGTCTTTTTATTCTGTTGTTACTCGAATTAACGATAGAATAAGCTTGCGTTTTTCTGATGGTGTTTTTGGTGATTTACCAAAAGGTACTTTTAGAATATATTACAGAACTAGTATAAACAGAGATTTTACAATATTGCCAGCAAATATTAGTAATGTTTCGATCTCGTTGCCATATATTAGTAGTATTGGTAGGTCAGAAACTTTAACAATAAATTTAGACTTAAAAAGTACAGTAAGTAATGCATCTAGTTCAGAAACTTCAGATAGTATTCGTGATAATGCTCCAAGTACTTATTATACACAAAATAGGTTAATTACTGGTGAAGATTATAATGTTGGTCCTTTGGGCATAAGTCAAGATATTATAAAATCTAAAGCAGTTAATAGAACCGCTAGCGGAATAAATCGTAATTATGATCTAGTTGATGCAACTGGAAAATATAGCAATACAAGAATTTTTGGTTCAGATGGCGTTTTATACAAGGAAAACATAACAAAAAAAGAAATGTTTAGTTTTGTTACTCGTACAGATATCGAAGGTGTAATTGAAAATAGAATATCATCTATTTTAAAAGATAAAAATGTAAGAAATTTTTATCTAGATAATTTTCAAAATCAGTCCTATCAATTAATAGGGCTAACATGGTCATCAGTTACTACAGAAACTAATCGGTCTACAGGTAAAATTGTTGATTCTACTGATACAGCCGTGGTTGTAGGTTCATATACTGAAAGTACTTTAAGATTTTTTGAGTCAGGTGCTATGGTTAAATTTACTCCACCAGAAGGATTTCATTTTATGCCAGATGGAACATTAATGGCCGGTTCTGCAAGTCACGCAGGGTCTTCTAATTATAAATGGACAAAGGTAGTAAGTATTTACACTGATGGAAAAACTAATACAACTACAGGCCTTGGGCCAATTACATTA